CTCGTGCGAACCATGTTCGCTTCATGTAGTGCACTAGTCGCCTTGAGCGTCGCCTGCTGTCCATTCTCGCAACGGACGGTGAGTTTCAGGGTATCGCTAGTGGGTATCGTGGGTGCGCCCGCTACGCTTTGCGTTACAAGTTGCTTTAGCTCTGGTAACTGGTATGAAACTTGGGCTGCCCGATATACGCGATGGGTCTTCAATCGAAAGGCGAAACGCAACAAGTCACTTCGCCCGATCGTGGCAACCGGAGTTGCCGCCTCCAATGACGTCCGCGAATAAAACACCATCTGTTTGCCGCGCACCGTGAATTCGTAATTGTGTGCGTGCGCCAACCTTCGCAGAAAAGCGAGGTCGGTTTCATGGCGTTGGGTCACGCGGGCGAAAGTCATGTTAGATGCGCCGCTCGCAGCAACCATGGTGAGTCCGTATTTCGCGGCGATCGTTCCCGCGATTTGGGTCAACGTCTGATTCTCATAACCCACACTATTGTACGTTCGCATCGCCGGCGTTATGTAGGCTGCCAAACAGCGCAGATGTAATACATCCGGCGGTCCACTCAGTGAAAGCTCGTCCACCTGAAAGTCTCCACACGGCAGCAGCGACTCGCCCGCGTATCCAATCATTAGATTGATCCGGTCTCCCTCAGCCGGTTGCCAGCTTCCTTGCCAGCGCTTGTCGTGATCTTCTATTTCAACTTCCAAGGCTCCCGACGCTCCGTCAAGACAATCCTGGTATGTAATCGCTGTAACCATGCTCACAATGTTCGTTGTGATATCCACACCTTGGTAAGTGAGTATCCATTTCGGAACGCGAACCGGGAATGTGATTGCACCAGCCATCTAGCGCGCAGCTCTTTGCAAATGATTAGTTCTGTTCATGGTGCCGCCTTCCACGGTGGCAGGTTGGCAGTCGCACTCGGGCTCACTTGGAGAAGTGGTATCGCGATCTGAAGGCCCGCTTCGAAAGCGGGTTCGATCGGGATGAGCGTGTTTGCCATGATTATCGGTGAGTACAGGCTCGCATCGCCATAGTACGTCCACGCCAGCAGATCCCAGCGCTCACCGGCAACGGTAACGTGCGCGATATATTGTGATTGCGACATTTCTGGATTTATGACGATTGGGTACTGTGCGACGGTTTCGTGTTCGCTATGATGCTCGGCGCTAAGTGCGAGCTCGCACAATGACGCTCGGAGCTATGTCGTTCACACTCATATGTGGCGCCGGCAGTGCCGCCAACCCGGGCGAGTTAAGGATTGGCGACACGCCCGGAGCGGAAATCGACGGAGCTACAAATCCCGGCCCGGCCGACCCGACCGTCGCACTTGTCCCAGCGCCCGGTGAATAGGCAATGGAACTAGTGGCGGTACCCGCCGGTGCAGCAACGATGCCAAGTAACGGAAACCACGCCGCGAGAGATGCCAAGGCGTCGATTTCTGATTCGACCGCCCATTCTTTCAGCGCCGCTCGTACCGTTATCGCTATCAAGTCGCCGGTCGCACTCATCTGTTGCGCAGTTGTACGGATCGACGTGACGATGAAGTACCCGCGATGAACGCCATTTCCAAACACCAGCGCGCGGGCGTTATGATCCTCAGCGGCCGCGGTCAGCGCCGCCGCTTGCGCTGCCGGATCGGTGAAGGAACTATGAAAGTGAAACTCCAGTTCAAGCGTTTCGAGGTCGGCTGCGAGCCATTGTAACTTGGGCCGGTCCTCGACCACGCGATGTTTTGCGTATGCCCAGGTTCGAGTGGACTCGAAGGCATCCGGAGAGCCCAACAGCTCGAAAACAATTTCGCCGTACACTGCAAACATCGATTACTCACTCGCGGAGAGGTAAGGCTCGGACCACAGCCGTCCGGTATCTTGTGAAGCGGCTAAAATGCAGCCCGACGTTGTAATTGCAATTCACGAGCAACTATCCGAACGATCTCGTGACTGTGGCGCCCGATGGCTTGAACCACGCGACGCTCCAGGTCGCCCGGGTCTCCGCCGCCCTGCAGCACAACGGTAGGAGAAAAATTGACCACTACCGGTCTGGATCCCTCGATTGCGCCCATCCTGGAAGTTGCGGATTTGGTCGCGGATGCCGCATGTCCGGAAATTTCGGGCGAAGCGGATGCCGGCCAGTCCGCCCGCCACCGTGACGAGATGGCGCCCGCGGGTGGTGCTCCCGGTGTTCTGTTAGCTTGTGCCACCGAACGCATCGAATTCAGTTGAAAGGCTGTCGAATGCTGTAGCGCGATCCCAAGACCGTCGCTATGACCGGCAAATTGCGTCCTGCGTGCGGGCGGTAATCTCGACGCGGGAAAGTATGATAGCCGCCTGGCGAGTAGTGCGGAGCGCCGGTGTTGAATTGCGCCCCCTTCAATCGCTGTCGGCCCGACCTGGCCGGCTTCGGTAAATCTCGAACGGCCTGAACTATCGGCTAGCCTTCCCGTGCCCTTGAGGTGTCGGCCTACTGTACCTTCAAAGTTGAATATAGATAACGTCGGCCGTTTGCTCGAATTACCGGTGAGTTGAGCCTGCGTCTCGAGCGGCCGACCTTCCGCCCCGGTGGATTGTCTGTGCGACGAGCGCGTGAGAATTTGCGACGCTTCCGCCTGGCGTCCGAATGCCTTACTGATCTGACGCCTCGACCCATTGTAGGCTGTCGCAGATGTCGCCTTCTCATTTGTCCCCGGTGTTACGAAGGATTGCGAACCCAATGAGCCGTTCGTTAAGGTCGCAATCGCCGGAGGGAGTCCGTGAACGCTATAGAGCTCGTCGACTTTTGTTGCCAGGCCGGAAAGCCGGTTCACCGCTGTTCGATTGTTAAGGAGATAGTCATTTCGCTTGCTTGTGTCGGTTAAGCTCGGCCTGGCCATAGGGGTGCGCCCCCGGCGCTTATCGGTGGCCGAACTACTATTGAAGCCCTTGGCGCCATTGACGATCGATTGTTCGAGGTGGCCGACCTTTCTGTAGCGACTTGCTAATGAGGTCATCCATGCGTGGGCCGCGATTAGTCTGTCGGTAGAAATTATGATGCTGTCTAGCCGTCTCTTGTCGAAAGCCCCGATTCTGGATGCGCGCGGTTCCAGCGCGCTCCCGGAGCGAAGCCTGCCTCTGAGTGTCACGTTCGCTCGCTCCGTTCCTATTGCTGAACCGGCACGCCGCTGGTGCGTTCGGTACCTCGCGGCTTCGCCAAAGCCACGCGCAGCGCCCGCCCCATCACTGCGATGCCGTCGAGCTCGCCAATCGCTGCTTCCGCATCTTCCGCCGTTATCATCTCCACGAAGCCGAATCCTCGTGACGTTCCCGTCCATCGATCCTTGATGATCTCCGCGTTCTCGACGCCGCCCACCCGCGCAAACGTCTCCCGCAGTGCCGTGTCGGACATTTCGAAGTGTATATTTCCCAAATATAGGCGACGGCTCATATTTCTGCTCCGCACGCGGTCAATTGGTTCTTGACGCTATCGGTCGTGTTGTAAATTGGCCGCGGTTAGATATTCGGCGACTGCTCTTGCCCAATAGCTAATCTCGGTCAACTCCATTAGTCGCAAATCTCTAAGGGAGAAGCCGTACCCGATGAGTCCGATGATCGCCGCGGCTGAGGGAAGTCCGTCTGCTCCTTCTGCGCCGCCGCGGTGATCGGAAAATTTGCCTGGCACTCGCCTGCCCCCGAAACCTCTCCCTCGAGCGTCAGTACGTCGTCCAGATCCATCTCGAGAATATCCTCGTAAACCAGCGCTTTCCCTTCCACCCGTACCAGTTCAGCTATCAGGGCGAAGGATACTGACAGCGGTTCGGGATTACCCACCACAGCACGATGAGCACGCATTAGATCGCGCCCCTTTCCTCTTCGTACTTCCGCCGTTTGTCCGGACGGCAATGTTATCGTTCTTGATTCGACACTCATTAAAGCTCACTCCACTTTGTTTTCGCGGTCTCGTCGCAAATGAACATTACCCAGGGTAGAGAGGGGCGAGGGAACTCGGATATGAAGCAAAACTCAAGTCGGAGCGTCGGCAACGGAAATCCACCGCCGGGCTCTCTCCCTGGGGCATTATGCAGTCTGTCAGTGTCAATCTTCCCACTCTCGGTTCGTACGGATGCATCAAGGCGTTGTGCGCTGCGGTTTGGTCCTGGCCATACCTCAGCCGCCGATGTTCGTGCGATACTGCGCGAGCTGATCCACGCCATTCACCACATAGATATTCGCCAGCACTTCGTACAGATGCATCTGGGCGCCGGCCACGTAGAGCTCCGAATGATAGACCGAGATCGTCGATGTCGAATCGACATTTTCATGTTGTTTGAATGTGAAAGCCCCCGCGTCTTTGAAAACGCCCGTCATCAGATAGACTACGGGTAGCTCGGCATTACGCCCTTGGCTGGTATATTGAGCTATGCTTCCGCGCACCTGGAAGGAATGGGAGACGAACGGACTTCCGGCCGCCGCCAGAACCTCTGGGTAAAGCGATGCCCACTTGATCTTCGCCTCAAGTTTTTCGACCCCCGCCCAGAACTCTGCAGTACCCGCCATCCCTAGCCCCTTGTGATCCACCATCCGATGGTGCGGTTGGGCGACCTGGATCTCTTCCGCTCGCCCCAATAGCCCGGTGCCATCCATGTAGATATTGGCGTTTGCTATTCGATTTACCGATATGTCCATTGCTGTATCCTTGCCGCGCCACGCACGGCGCCCCGTGCGGAAACTTCGCCCTGGTGTCGTAAACGATTAGGCAGTCAGCGCCGTACCGGTCAGCGCGGATGAATTTCCGAGCTGGCTCAGAAGGGTTGTGTCAATGTATACCGTGAAGCTCAGTCGCTCAGCCGGCGGCGGAGGCATTACGTCGATATCGAATACCAGGTGCCCGGCCGCAATCTGGTCTGGAGGATTCTCGGCTGGATTGTAGCTTGAGGAGCCGGCTACCAGTGCCCCGCGCTGAATCAATGTCCGAATGAACGCGTTCACGCTTGCCAGGATCGCCGTTATCAGCGCGTTGCTGATTTGATTGGTTGGTCGATGAACTGCAACATCGACAGTTGCACCGATTCCTCGATCACATCCATCGTTCGCCGAACGCTGATAAAGTTGTCCGGCGTGGTTATCGTCGGATAGCCGGCCGAGCGGTTCCCCCAGACCCGCAGTCCGGTCCCGAATGCGTTGAACACCGTCAAGATGCCCGCCGCGTTCAGATTGTTCACGTCCGAGGCCGCGTCCAAAAGCGACGCATATAACGTGACGTCCGGTCCGAGAATGCCATTTGCCTGCGTATTCGACGGCGACCACCAGTAGCCGTTCTGCAGGTCCTTCAACGCGATTGCCCCTGCCACCCACTGCGAATACGGCCCGACCGAGGTCTGATTCGCCACCAGTTGAACCGGGCTCGAGCCATTCAAAGTGACACCGGTGGGCACCAGGCCGATGTCGAAAAACGTCTCCTGCGGATAACAGAGGATTGCCCGTGTCGAGCTGGTGTCGAAGGCATTTCCCGCCACTCCACGATTGGCAATTGCGGTCCCGGCTGGAGTGTTAGCTGGCGAATCGATCAGCGCCATCCCGCGCAGACTCTCGGCGATCGCGATCATTGCCGTCGCTACCCCTCCGTTCTGGGAGTATCCAGGCGCGAGCAAAAGCTTCGAGAAGAAGCCCATCGTGCCGTACGTCGTCAACAAGGCCTGCAGGCCCGTGTAACCGGCATTGCTGACTGCGCCGATTATATCTGAGTCCTGGACTTTGCTCGGGTCGGCATAACTGAATGACGCGATCACCGTCGCTCCCGCCGCGATTCCGCCGCCCACCGCGAGCGTCACCACGCCGTTGATCGGATCGCTCGTGTAGTCAGTCAGTGCAATGTAAGGCGTCCCCGAATAGTAACTGTAGCTCACCAGCACGGCCTCGGTCGCGCCGATGCCGCCGCCCGCTATTCGTGTCAGCAGACCCGTCCGCGCGTTCACTAGATAGTCAGTACCCTGCATATAGTTCGTGCCGGCGGGACTGCTCGTTAACACTATCGACGACGCCTGCACATTTCCGTGCGCCAATTGTACCGTGGCAGGCGTTCCGCCAAATGTGTGGGCCTCGCTGGTTACGGCGGCCGCCGTCGTTGGCATCACCGTCACGTTCGTGACACCCATGTGCCCAAGATTGATCGCCCCCGCCGCACTGAACCTCTGCGATGCGACGATGTCGCTGGTATGCTCGGTGTTGTCAAAAACGTTCACCACGATTGCCTGTCCCGCCCCTTGCCCCAGGATCGCATTGAGCGCGTATGGAATCGTGTAGCCCTGCACCGCCGGACCGAACTGAACTGCGTCCTGCGCCGAGCTCACCAACCTCGGCGCATTTATTCCCGGTGCCCCTGCCGGTGAAGTTAGCGCCCAATATGGCGCCGTGCCCACCAGGCCGATTACCGATGACTTCACCACCGTGATCGGCGCCGGACCGGTCGCGAGTTCCAGTACCTCTACTCCATGCAGGAAGGATGCAGGCATATGCGTCACCTCAGTGGCACGCGGGCGCCTTTCTCGAAGCTGGCCGCGGTGCCAAACAGTTGTCGGGTTTTCCTACCGGAGCCCCGCCAGCGCGACTACACTGGCGCGTGCGGGGTGCCGTCGCGTGTCGGCGTATCGGCGGCAGACTATAAGCCGCGAATACACTGGCTAATCGTTGTCCTCGTGCGCGATGCCTCAGTTGGTTGGTGCGGTTGGCGCGCTGCCCCCATTTGCTGCCGCCGTTACGATGTCGGCGTATGTATATGCGATTGCGACTGAGGCTCCGGCCGCGATCGCTCCAGTTGGTATCCGTACGACTATTCCGTTGACCGCGTCCAGTGTGTAGTCCCTGCCGTTGACGTAGATCGCACTGTTCGTCGAATTCGTCACCACTAGTGCTGACACATCGGCGTTGAGAAGTTGGATCTGCCCGCCGGAATCGAAGGTGTATAGCGTCGGCGCGGTTTCGACCGCGGTGACGCCACCCTGTTCCTGAGCGCGCGCGAGCGTAAGCAATGGATAGCTGTCCGGCGTCGATGGTTCGACCGCAACCGTGCACATCGCAAACGTGATTGCGTAAATCCACGTGCCGCCCTGTTTGTCGCGCTTCAGGAAGCGTTCGCGCACCGGGTAGGTCTTCTCGCACCCTGGTACTCGAAAGCCCGTCAGCGCCGCGCGCACCGACTCGATCGTTGCGTAGGCCCCGGGCGTGCCGCCGCTCGCCTCGCCCCCGAAGTTCCATCCAAGGTCGCGCATCATTACCGTGACCTCGAACTTTAACCTCCGTTCCTGCACGATCGCCGCGCTGTCGATCAGTTTTCCGTACTCTGCCCCTTCGTAGCGCACCAGCGCCGCGCCAATCCGATGCGTCATCCGATACGCCTCGGGCTGATCCGGAAAATGCGCGATCTCGATACCGCTGATCTCAGCGTTCAATCGGTTGACCACAGCCTTTTCGATCGTCTCGATATCGAGCGGCGTCGGTGGCGTAAAAGTTTGGCCCAGCCACGGACTGTCTAGTACGACTGCTCCCATCTGCTTCTTCTCTCAATCCTCCGGCTGACCCCGACTCTTCGAGACGCCTAGCGCGACTCCGGCATCAGCTCTTCGAAGTAGACCGAATACGTGCGCCCGATCTTGAATCGCTCCCCCGCCATGGCATTCAGCTCAATCGTTCCCGCTGGCGGCTCGGCGAAATTCTCGTGGGCCTCCGCCGAATCGTCGATCACTGGAACCAGCCGGGCGCTATGCACCACGCGGCCCGGATGCCAGCTATCGGTCTTTTCCGCTTTCATGCAGATGAATTTCACTCGCATTGTTTTTTCCTTCTCGCGGTTAATTATCCGCGCTTCCAGAGTTAGTAGCCTTTGAGCGTTCCACGATCGAATATCCGTTGCGGCAGTTCGCCGCCCGCATCGCCACCCGCCTGCGTCACCACCGATCCCCCAGCCGCCGCCGGCTCGGCGTTGTCCGCCGCCAGGCCCAGCGTCACTTCCCCGCGCGCCACCCGCACCAGCAATTCCACCGCGTCTTCATAACGCTTGCGCGCGTCCGCCACGTCATGGAGCGGTCGCAGCGATTGCAGTCGATACATCGCGACATCGCACGCTAATCGTTGCAACACCGCCGGCGGATCGTTCAGCGGCAGTGCGAAGCGGCTCTCCAGGTATCCGTCGATTTCGGCTGAAGCGTCGCTCAGAGCCTGCTGCAGCGTCGCCGAATTCACCGTCGTCTGCGTCGGATCCTCATTACTCAGTTGTACGAGGTCGCGGTTCGGGTACCGCGCAATCATGTCGTTTGGTGATGCGTATGACACGTGTGGTTCGTCCTGCTATTGATGTGATCTCGTCGCGTTCTTCCAAATAGCATCGCGCCTTGGCCTCTCGACCCGTTCGTGCTGGCGCCGGCCGCTGCCGCCGCGCTAATGTTCGAGTTCCTAGGACAGATACTCACTCACGATCAGCGTGGCGGTGCTCTTCCAGATATTGCTGGTGGTCACGCTTGAACTTCCGCCCGTGCCCACCATGAAGTCCGCATGAAGCAGCTGCGCCGCTACCTCCTCCAGCGCGGGTGGCACCACCAGGTAGACGTCATTCGGGCTGGTCAGTGCTCCGAACGGCAGGCCCCCGTCCGTCTTGATCGAGCGCATCGCTGCGCGGGCGCTGCCGTAATTCGCCGGTATGCTCAGGTCCGTATTGCTCGCGTATGCGAGCTGCCACAGTCCCACCCCCGTGTTCGCCCGGCCGTCCACTCCGAAGCGAAATTCTCGCCGCGTAAAGACTGCCTCATCCGTCAGCGTGTTCATCCGCGTCATTGCGTATTCGCGCCGAAGCTGGAAGATGAACGGCCGTATCGCCCGCGACGCGTCCAGCAGAAACCAGTACGGTCCGCTCCCTGAAGAATTCACGTTCGACGCCACCGAGTCGCGCACGTCGTCTGCCGTTCCCATCGGTCCTACCGGATGCGTCGCCGAAAAAAATGGTAGCCCATCGAAGCCGATCACGCTCGACGGCGTCGTCACCGCGTTCTTGATCATTGAGAACAACAGCGAATCCGGATGCACCTTCGTATCCCAGCCCAGTTGCTCGATGACCGGTTCGTACACCCCGTAGTTGTCGTCTTCGATGTCGTTGCGGCTGATGCTGATCGTGTCCTCGAAATCCTTGTTCACGATCGTGTAGCTGTGCGCTTCGAGCGCCTGAATCACCCGTGCGCCCAGCCACTCACGGAATTTCGTCGTCCGCCCCAGCCACGGATACGTCGTCTGCCGCGAGGCCGACCGCACTACCGTCGCGATCTTCTCATAGTATGACGGCGGCTTGTCGAAGCCGCGCTGAAAAATCACGTCGAATCCCGTAAATAGTGCGTTCAGATTTGCAGTGCTTATTCCATTGGTTCCTACCGTAGTTCACGGACCGCTCGTTTGCGGAAGATGAAAGCGATTTGAGTGCGATTTTGCTTCAGCGGGCGCTTGAAGCGGTTTACTCTGTATCCCGCACGCGTCGCTCAGTCTATTGCTCAGACGGCCGCGGCCGCTTGATGCCAGAAGTCAATCCATACCTGCCCGCTCGGATCGAGTGCCGCGATTCGGCCGGCGGCACTGCGCGTCGGCGTCCCCCAGTTGTAATCCGCGAATACCGTTGCCGCGGCCGCGATCCCACCGCCGCCAATTAGCATCAGCATCCCCGCCTGGCAGTCCACCACGTAGTCAGTGCCCTCGACGTAAACCGTTCCGCCACCCGACGTGCTATGCACCTTCACCTTCGAGATGTTCTCGTGGCCGACGTTTACAATTTGCGCCGATGTCGCCGCCGGGAACGTCGTCGACTGCGCCACCACTGCAACTGCGCCGCCGCCGTCGCTCGCCGAGACCGAGTTGTCGTCGACCGCGAATGCGATCTGGCCCACTTGCGCCGCGGCGATCGTTCCGTCGTTGACGGCGTACATAAATACCCCGCGCCGCGCCACAATCGAGATCGCTCCCGCTGCCCCCGGATTGTTCACCGCGTCCTGCCCCGGAATTCCGTTGCTTACCATCTCGGCGCGCCCGAGAATCTTCAGTCCCGCGACGCTGGCTGCCGGCGTTGCGTTACCGTTGGCATTGAGTGAAACCATGCTGCCCAGGTAAACCGTGGTGTTTGCTTCGACCGGGTAAACCATCGTCCGGCCGTCATCGGCCAGTTCCGGCGTATTTCGTGAATTGGTTAATGCCGCCATTGTTTCGCCTCTTGGCCCTCCGCCTGCGACGGTCCGGGCGTCTTAATCTCAGTACTCTTCTCCGCGCGCATTTAGCTCTGGAGTGACTATTCCTGATCTGCCGTCAGGAAGTCGCCACGCATCCCCCTTCGTTTCAAATACTCTTGCGGTCGCAAGCCCAGCCGCCCACAAACAGTGAGTTCCGTACGCGTCAGCGCGACCTTGGCCCGGCTCCCTGCAACGCTCGCATTGTCACGATCGTTGACGCTGCTTCGCCCCGCGAACGGCTCGCCCTCGAAGTCGCCTCCGCTCCCTGCGATTACCATCGGTTGGCGCGCGACAAAATCCTCGAAGCCGCGCACGTTCGCCTGACAGTATGCGATCGCCCACTCGGGCTGAGCCGGCACTATCTTCCCGGCTCTCATCGCCGCGTCCACGCGCAATTTGGCTCGTTCGCGTGCACCAGCCGCGCGCAACCGGTTCAGCTCTGTCAAAGCGTCCTCGAATTGCGCAATCGGTACGTAACGTGCCGGGTCCGCGCCCCCGCCGTTCTCCGTCGCATGCTGATTTCGGCTCCCACGGGCGCCGCGCCGTTCGCGCTATCGCCGCCGCCCTCGCGAAATAGACGGCGCACCTCGGCGACAATCGTGTCCGGCGTTGCCTCTTCATCGAGTCCGAACAGCTCGCGCAATTGCGCTCCCAAATCGCCCATCACGGCGACCGTTCTGCGCGCTTGATCCGCTGCGACGCCGTGCGATTCGCGCGTAAATTGTGTCGCGGCCTTGACATCTCCGCCAGTGTGGCGTGCCGAGATTGCCGTCAAATACAGATTCGGATTATTAGTCAGTGCGGCGCGTAGCAGCCGTTGTACTTCGCCATCTTGTGAGTATTCAAATACCGGTGATATGTACCGATATTCGTGCGTGATCACCGCCGCCGCCCCGTGACGCGTCCATTCGACGTTTCCCCAAAGTGCGCCTTCGCGTACTTCCATCGCGCGAATCCAGCCCGCCGCAGGAGCTGGACGTCCCACGGGGGCTGCAAAATCCGTCGCATGGTCGTAATCGATCGGCAGCCCCGCTTCCATTCGCAGTCCGTCAGTCGCCGCGATTACCGCCCCCGGATTAGAGAGGCGAAACGGTCCGCGACCGTCCCGTCCAGCGAAGTCTCCCGCCGGCAATAGCTCGATCCACGCAGGCGCGCTGCTATGAATGCCGAGTGCAGTTCCGCTCACACCCACCCCGTTGTCACCGGCGCGAGCAGTTCCATCTTTGGTCTGCATATCCTTCATCGTGGGTAATTGTGACATCGAGCGTCGCCCTCCATAAGGGTGAAATCCTTCACAAAATGCCTATAGCTACTGACTCTGCGTAAGTCCGACGGCCGTTGTGACTGCGTATCTGGAATAATAGCTATTGTCACGTCCACTGTGCATATTCGATCACTACTTGTCGGAGCGAAGATGCCGCTAATTCCGGCGCGTGGCGGCCGGTTCGAGCACCGCCTCGCCCGCGCTCGCGACGGGCAGGCCCAAACGATCGAGCACGGTCTTCTGCGCGATCCGAAGTCCGCGGTCTGCGAGTTCCGCGACGATGCTCGCGAATTGTTCGTCGGCCTGGTCCTCTGGCAGTTGCAACTCGATCTGCGGGTGACGTCTTTGTGGACCTGCGTTCAGGTCTACCATCGGCCGCACCAGGTCGCGCGTTAGCGTCTCACTCAGACGCCGGGCGTCGGCCGCAAGAATGTCGCGCCGCACCTCGTCATGAACTTGCGCCGCCGCCCGCGATCCTGCTCCGCGTGGTAGCTCTGTCGTCAGGGTCTGTCCCAGCACGGCTTTGCTCACTTGCCGATCGAGATATTCGCAGAATCGTTCGTATAGTTCCGCGCTGCCGGTCTGCCGCGCCTCGGTAAATTCGATCAGCATCGAATCCGGGATTATGGCCGCTGCGTCAGTGCCAATATTCGCTACCGCCCTCAGCAGCGATTGTTTGTCGGCGTCGGTAGCTCCGGCGCCGTATTTGCCCAGTCGCAAGGGTTGACCAAACACCTCCGCGAAGGTTACCCAATCTTTTAATACGTAGTTCTTGAAGAGGTATGACCAGCCCGCCGCCCGGGCGATCCCACCGCGGATCGGAAGACCCGACTTCGCCTTTGAAAAATGCACAACGAATTTGAACGGTGCCAGCGGCGCGGTGAACGGCTGCAAGCCGTTCCATCCGGTGCCGCCATTCGCTCCGCGATTTCCCGCGATGCGCGCTTCGAAATGGGTGTCGCCGGCTTGTTCCGGAATTCCTGCGGGCTGCCCCTCAGGCGTCAGCGTCCGCACTAGTAATTGTTCTCCGTTGACCCAATCGAATGTGAACCAGCGCGGATCTCTCCAGATCAGCCGCACTGGCATCCACTCGCTCCCCGACGTATCCCAGATGATCTCAGTCGCTGAAAATCCCTTGCCGATCGCATCTAGTATGTCAAAGAGTGCATCCGTCAGATTGAGTGTCCCGCCGAGCAGAAAAGCCCGTACCATATCGGCGATTCGCACATCCTCTTTCTCCCCGGATGCGGCGCGCACCGCGATTGGTAATCCTCCGATCGTTTCCTTTCGCGTTCCCAGCACGGCCAGGTAATGCAGGTCCTTCTCCTCCATCTCCTCCGCCAGCTCCAGGTACAGAAACGCATCGCCCAGTTCGGCCTGCCGCAGTATCGCGGTCAGCTTTTCCGGTGTAAGCCCAGCCGACGGGTGCATCACCGAATAGATATTGCGCACACCCGTCATTGTCGCCGCCGCCTGTTCCTCGCGGAGGCGCCCAATATCGACTTCACGCCCGTACGCGTCGTAGAGTGCCATGTGTGAACTCTCCAGTACTCAGTGAGTTGTTCTGAGTATGGTTGTCGGACCGTGCGGAACGTCAGTTGTGCGATAGCTGATGGTGCTGGCTGTACTACTCACCGTTTGACGGTGTCGCGCCGCCCTCGCACGTTCACCAGGTGCCTGCGAAAGTCCCGAAGCGCCCGCGCCGCTCGGAACGCGGATCGGGCTCGTTAGCCGGTTCGAGTCGCATTCCATCCGCGTTGGCCTCTTCGAATCGACGGACTCGTCGAGCCGGTTGATATGCTATCTCCGTGGCCTCCGTCTGACTCGCGAAGTATGCGAGCGCACCCGCGATTGCCGCATCGCCATGTCGCGGTTTGCCGGCCGCCGTCATCGTGCGCCGCTCCGCCACCCGCGCCACTCCCTGCTCCATCACCAGCGCGCGATGGTCCGCGAGGATTTCCGCATCCCGCGGCAGTTCAATCATGCCGTCTTCGAAGGCCGCCTTGTACCGCGGCATGTTCTCCCGATACCACTCCGTCGATAGCATCACCTGCCGGATGCGCGCGCCGTATCGCTGCATCGCCGTCTCCGCCAGGTATTGCCCGTTCCCGCGCGCATCCATCGCACCCGCGGCAAAATGCGGCAGCCGATCCGCGACGTAAAAAAGCACCTGCTCCTGTTGGCGAAACGGAATGTTGCGCAACTCGATTACAAAGGGCGTCCGCCGCATTGTGTTGCCTTTCAATTGCAGCGGCCAGATCACCGTTAGATCGCCTGAGCGCCCAAAATCTTCTCCGATAAATGAGATCGCCGCCGGATCGAGTACCCCCAGTTGCGACGCGATTCTCTCCTCGCAAAAATCGCGGGTCACCTGCATCCGCTCGCTTTCCGGCCGGCCGGCGAACTCCGCCGGCATCTCCCAGCGAATCACCGGCACGTTCTCGCGCATGCGTCCCTCTATCAGCACCGATGAAAGAAAGGCCCCGCCGCTCGCTCGCGGGATACACAACAATTCCTCCTCCGCTTCCTCGCCATACTCATCGAAGATCCGCGTCCGCCACTCGCTCTCCCCGCTGCTCGACCACTGGCGTCCCAGCTTCATGCATATCCGATGGTACAAGCCGTCGCTGATCGCTTCGTCCAGCGTCACCCGATGAAGTGAGTATGGCCGGCGTCCCGCACGAATCTCATTGACTAGTTCATTGAAAGCGCTGGTCGCCCCGTTGTGGGTCGACATCACGCGCACGCATCCGCCCCACATCGTGAAGGCCAGCGCCGCCTTCAGCAGCCCCTTCAGATCGTCGTGAAACGCCGCTTCATCTATCACCGCGCGTCCCTGCTTGCCGCGCAGGTTTGACGGCCGCGAAGATAGCGCCACGATCTTGTGGCCCGAGCTGAAGCGGATCCGGTACGCCAGGATGTCGCGACGTTCATCGTCGATCGCGATCTCCTCGATCTCCCGCGCGGCCTTGTTGAATTGCCGCGCCCACGCCGCCGCCGTCTCCACGAACTCCAGCGCCATGTCGCGGTTGTAGCCCAAATACCAGGTATCCAGACCCTTGCTCGCCGAGGCCGCCAGCGCGCTCGCCGCCGCTTCGGTCCACGTCAGTCCGATTCTCCGCGACTTCTCCGCGACCTTTACCGGCGCCTCGTCGGCCAGCCATCGGATTTGATAGGGCAATAGTACGTCGGCGCGTTCAATTGCTTCGTCGTTGGGTGTCGGTCTCATTACTCAGTTGCTCCGTAACAGGGTGTTGAGAAACCCTGATAATTACCGAGGGTACTAGATTTCAACTCAACACCCTGCGTGAAAAATGGCTTCTTTCCTTATCTTCTCGCCCCTACTGGGGAGAGAGCGAGTGAGGGGAAGCAGGCTGTGAAAAGCCTTTTTCAACAGCCTGCTAGGCCGTCGTTACTTGGTGATTTCCATCAGCACCTGTTTGATTTGCGCCACCCCCACTTCCGTCAGCCCGCGTGCTTCCGCGTCAGCTACCGTCCGCTGGGCCGCCAGTACATTCGCGCGCATCTCGTCGGCATATTTCTGCTGCGCTACCGTGGCCCGTGCGAGCGTCGCCACACTGCGCGCCAGCGAGCCGATATTGATCTCCGAAAGCGCCGTGCCCTTCAGATCAACCAATAGGGTGAACAGATGCTGCTGGACCAGCCGCATCAGCGCTTGATTCATATCGACGTCATCGTCCTCGCTGGCGCCCACTACTGCCCGCGCCTGCGCCGTCGCCAGCCGCACCGCTTCGATCCTGCCCTCGAGCTTGAGCGCGTGGTGCCTGACGGCTACGGTCGCGATCGAGCACCCGTGCGACGCCAGCCAGCGCTTCAATTCTGTATAGTTCTTGAACTCCCGCTTGGCGATGCGTTCGTCCAGTGCTTTGCGTACGTCCATCGGCAGCCCGCTGATTTTGTTGGGTCGATGCGGCTGTCTGCGCTTCGGCTCCCTTTCCATCGTCGCGCCGCCGCTCACCAGTATTTGCGCGGCCGCGCGACGCCCGCCGGTGCCACAAGTGTGTATTCCACTACATCCACGCCCTGCGCCGTCAGCTTCGCGAACCAGGTTTCCGTATGCTCGCCCTCCACCTCGACCAGCCCCAGGTTTCTCAGGTAATCCATTTCGCGTCGCACGCCGCTCACCGACATTGGCAGTCGGATGTCGTGCAGCACGCGCCACACGATATTTTCGGAAACCGCTGTCGGCCGCCCCGCGTCGAGCACCCGCAGGATCCGCCACCGCGCTTCTTCGCGCTGCTTCTGTTCAAGGTTTATTGTCCCGCCGCTCATGGAGTCGCCTCTGCTACCGGTATTATCCGGCCGCCCCGCTGATACATTCGGGCGCGCAGGTCGGCAATCTCCGCACGCACTTCTGCTCGCATCGCATCGATCTTCGCCTCGAGCGTATTACTGAATCGAATCCAGTCTTCGCGCCGTACGTATTCCACCGGCAACGTCGCCTTCAGCAGCAATAGCTCGCGTTCGATCATGTGTGAGAATTCGCTTCCTTCGTGCTTGATATCGTTGATTCGCTTGCCCAGTTCCGCCTCGTTGCGCGTCAGCAACCAGCGGATCGCCCCCAGGTTCAGTCCCACCAACGTCACGAACGAAAGTGCAAAGGTCGCGATTGCTTCCCAGGCCATGGTTGTTTACTTATTCTCAGTGACTATTACGGGTTGAAGTGACTATTACGGATTGACCTGTGTAACCGCCGATGCACTAGTTGGGCGTTTGCCCACTCGGTTCCGCCGATTGCTTGAGCCGCACTGCCGCCGACATCGATAACAGCACCGTTGCCAGCCCTGCTCCGTATGCCGCTGCGTCGGTCGCGCTGAAATGTCCGAGGTCGAAGGCCGCCGCTCCCCAGAACCCGATATATGCAGCCGCTCCCACCACGCCGACGATTCGCGCCGCGTCGTACGTCAGGTTGTCCTTGCCCGTCAGCGCGTCCTGCACCCACTTCATAATTACCACTCAGTCTCTTGCCGCACTGGTCTGGGTGACTCGGACGCTGTCACCGGCTTGGCCGCCCGGCGGCGGTCCCGGCTGGGCGCTTACCGGTTCCGAGCATCCCGCAATTAATGCGTCGCGCTCGCGCACCAATCCTTTCAGCAAAATCACCGTCGCTGCGTACGCGCGCAGCGTGTCGGCCGGCGCCGACGCCGCCGTCAGGCTTGCTATTGGCAAAGCTGGCCGCGTGCTCCGCGGCGGCTGGCAGTAAACCGGCTCAAACACCGGCACATCAACTTCCACCGGCGGCGCCGGCGCCGATAAAAATGGCGGGGAGAACGCGCAGCCCGCGAGCAGGACCAGGATCAGCGGGAGGAGGCGCTTCACCATCGTCCTAACTCCGGTCCCTGCGCGTTTCCCCAATTGATCGCGCCCTGGCATCCCGCCGGTATTGGCGCATTTCGAACCGCGTTCGCGTGCGCGAGCTCCTGGCTCATTGCCCGCTCCGCCTCGGCTGCGGATTGCGCCTCGCGTTGCGCCGCCGCCTCCTGCGCAACTTTCATCTTGCCCTGCAGCGCGCCGATCGCTTCGTTCTGACGCGCTACCGCCGACGCCATCGATGCGTTTTCTGCCCGCAGCGCCGCCGCCGCGTCCGTCAGCGTCGCCACCTGCGCCCTCGCGCTGTCCCGCTGATGGACCAGCACGGCGCGGTAGATCAGCGCCGTCGCGAATATCAACGCCAACGCGATCACTTTCCAGTTTTGAATCAGTGCGCCGAATAGCATTGTTGCCCTGCTCTCGCACCCGCTCGCGCGTGCTCTATGCCCGGCTCATCGATCCCGCCACGCCCGCAGTAGTCCCGCAATTCCCGTCTGCTGTCGCCCGCAATAGTCACTTGCTCGCTGCGACAGTCGCCGCGTGAGCTTCCACCGCCGCCGCTACCGTCGCCGCGCCATGCTCATCGACCGCCGCCGCGTGCTTTCCTATCGCG